TCGCCGCCGGGTCAATGCCGGTCATCGCCAGGACGCAGTCGGCCGCGAACAGGCCGCAGTCGTGATGCCCCCAGACGAACGGCTTGTCGCGCGCCGACTCAAGAGCGGCGGCGAGCCTGCTAGGCCAATCTTCGCGGCGGGTCAGCATCAACGGCCCCATGTGATCTGCGCGTCCTGGAGCGCGGCGACGTACGCAAAGCCAAGGTCGCCGGGGTAATCGATAGATTGATCCTCGGGAGTATAGCGGCGCTCGCGAGCCCTTTCCAGATCGATCAATTCGCTTTCGTAGCTGATCGAGATCGTGGCCGTGGTCGGCCCGTCCTCGATGGCCGGGACATCGAGGCGACCTTCGAACTGTAGCACCGGGTCCGCGACGATGGAGCCGCCCGAGAAGAAGGCAAGGTAGACGCGGCCGGTCTTGCCCTACCGGGCGTCGCCGAGGGCGGCGGCGAGCAGGTCTGATGGGATGCCCGACAACGAAACAGTCAGGCCCGAGGCCCGGATCTCGTTGGTCTCATCGATGGCCGAGATCCCGAGGAGCGTGCCGACGCCGGACCAGGTCTGCCCATTCCAGGACAGGTTCCCGACGCCGGACCACAGACGGACCCAGCCGCTCGCGAACTCGCCCTCGAACAGCAAGCCGACCTCGACGGACGCTGCTTGCAGCTGCGTGATGACGCCAGCGGTGAGGTCGCGCGCCATCAGATCGCCTCCACCGCGCCGAATGACAGTCCATAGAACGATGCCTCGTCCACCGACCACTCGGTGTCATTGGACGCGAGGCGGAACAGCCCGACGGTGCTGGTCGTCACGACCACCGCGTTATCTGCCGGGCTCTCACGCAGCCTCGGCCAGATATCGAGCGTCATTGCGCCACCGGCGGCCGTGGCGTCGGCCAGAACCTTGTAGAGCCGCGCCGAGCCGCCAGTGCCGATCTGGACGTAATCGCCGCGCTTGGCCGTTGCGCCACCGGAGAACCCATCGACCGCCAGCGTCTCGCCAGTCTGCCCTGCGCCGCTCACCAGCGGCGTTCCGGCCCACGTTCCGCGCGGCGCTGCCCCGGCGGGATCTCCGATCAGAAATGTGCCCCACCGCCCGCGCAGCGAGGTCAGCATGCCGATCCATTCTTCAGCGTCGGGCCGCTTCATCGGCGGCAGCGATACGTCGGCCTCCCACCACGCGCCCTGGTGGCGAACCAGTTGCTGCTGTCCGGTGAACGGGCTGATCGACGCGCCGACGACATTGCGAGCGCGCAGCGAGATCGACCGGATGCCGGTCGTTGGGATCGAGAGCGGATAGGTGATCGGCATGGCTCAAGTCCCCATTGCGCTTGCGAACGTGCCGCCGCGCATGCGCGCATCGGCGACTGCATCGACGGTCTGGCGCTTGATCGCAGGCATAAGCGCGGCGATCTCCGCGCGGACGGTCTGGGCGACGCCGACCGAGATGTTGATGGTCTGGTTAACCACGGTGCCGCCAGCGGATTGACCGTTGGGGATAATTTGCCCATGCCCCCGGGGCACGAACAGTTCCGGCCCCTCCTCTCCGACGATGATGGGCCGCCCGCCAGCGACCGGCCCGCCATCGGCGAAGCCGGGCAGGCCGAGGTCAGTCGGGCCGAGCGCAGCGCCGACAGTTGGCGCGCCTCCCCCGAACAGGAACTTGATTGCGCTTGAACCAAAGCCCGCCAGCGGCGTCGTGACCGTCTGCCGCAGCACCAGCCGCGCCATGTCCTGAGCGATGCCGCCGAGGACGTTGCGGAAGCTCTGGCCCTTGACGATGGCGTCCTCAAAGGCGCTTTCGAAGGTCAACCCCAATTCGCGCGCGATGTCCTTGGTGTCGGCGGATGTCCGATTGACCCGCTCCCATGCCTGTTCCGCCGCGCGGGCGTACTCGTCATGGGTGAGGCGTCCGGTGTCGAGCAGTTCGTTGAGCCGGGCCAGTTCCTCGGCGTATGCAACGGCCGGGTCGATCTGAGCCTTGATCCGCCGCGCCTGTTCATCGAGCGACTGGCTGTGACGGTCTATCGCCGTCGTGGCGTTCTGGTAGTTCTCGGCCGCGCGGGCCAGGAGCGCGTTGTATCGCTCCTGGTCGATTGATCCGGCCTCCAGGGCGTCGCGCAGCATCACCTGCTGACCGGCGTATTTCTCGGCGGCGGCGGCGACCGGGTCCAGCGACAGGATCGTCTGCCGGATCGCGGCAGAGTATGCCAGTTCCTGCCGCGTCGCTTCCTCGGCCGCGCGAGCGGCGGCGCGGACTGCCTCGGCTTCGCGCTTCGTCTTTTCCTCTATATCTTCGGCGTCTTTCTTCTTGATCGCCGCTTCTTGGGCGCGCTTATCCTCATTCAGGATGAGCTTGTCGTAGGTCGAAATCAGATCGTTCAGCGCCTTGATCTGAGCCTGTATCGCGGTTACCTCGCGCGCAGATTGCCCTTCGACCACACCGCCGAATTCGGCTGACACGCCGCCAGCGAACGCCGACTGCGTGCTCTCAAGGGCGCGCCGCTGCTCAAGCAGATCATCGCGCAGGTCGCGCATGCGCTCAACTGCGATGATGCCCGGTTGCGCTGGGTCTTGCTTCTTGGCCTCGTCCTGTAGCTTGGCAATCGCATCTTCTAGTCTTGTGACGGCGTCGGTCGCTCCCTTTGCTGCGGAAGCGGCTTCCCAGATCTTATACCCGAGCGCGCCGATAGTGATGATCGCGCCGGCAATCGCGCCCCCAGGCCCGAACGCGCCGAGAAATTGGCTCGACTGCTGAGAGAATGCCAGCAGCGCCGATTGCCCACCCTGCACCTGGACAGCGAAGTCCTGCACCTGATAGCCAGCAGATTGAAAGGTGCCTCGCATCATCCGGCCCGAGCCGGAGACGGTAGCCCCCATCTGCGATGCGGTGCGCTCAGTTTGCCGCATCGACTGCTGAACCGATTCAAATGCGGCGCGCGTTTCGTCGGTCGCCTGGATCCCTAGTTTCAGCGGCGGCACGGTCACGACGTTTTCTCCCGCCGGATCTTTTCGTAGGCGATCCAGCCTCGATACTCGTCAACGGTCATCGCCATGACATCGGCGACGCGCATGTGGAGCCGATCCGCGAGGCTGTAGAGCGCCATCTCCTCGGGATCGGCCCTTAGTTTCCCGCGCGTTCCTCGACGGTCGCCACGCGCGAGATTTCCGCCGCCATCCATTGCACGATGGAAGCCGGACAGCGGCGCATGAGCGTGTCGCGATCCTCCAGCGTGAAGACCGGCTCGCCCTTCTCGTCGCGCGCTTTCATGATAATCGCGCCGATGAGGTAGGAGTGCGGGTCGTCCTTGTAGCGGCGGGACAACTCGCGCTGCTCCGCCACCGTCATCGGAGAAACGTAGATCGCGTAGGGCCTCCCGTCCGGCTGGGCGACCTCGGGGACCTCGATGCGGCGCGTGCCCATGTCGGCGGCACGCGCCACCAGTGCTTCGATCAGCTTCATGGTCAGTTGGTCTTCGTGAGGGTGCCGGTGCCCTGGAACGAATACGTCGCCTCGACCATGCCGTCGAACGACGCCGAGTGGCTGCACCCGGTAACGACGACCGTCCCGGAGTAGGTCGTCGCGGCGGTCGCGGTGCCCTCGGGCAGGAACGTGACGCTGGCCGTGCCTGCGTTCGTGCCGAGCGGCAGGAACGCCATCTGCGCGTTCGTGTCGGTCTCGTCCCAGTAGCAAGTCAGCTGGCCCGACCAGGATTTCATTCCGACCGTGTAGGTGCGGAACGTATCGCCGAGGGTCGTGTCCTCGATAGTGTCCTGCACGATGTCGAGCGAGTACGAGCGCAGTTCCGCGACGGCATTGGTGCCGACGCGGACCAGCCCTTCTTGACCACGATGGTTCGCCATTTTGAAATCTCCTTAGCTGGCAGCGGTGGGGTTGTTTTCCGCCGTGCGATAAGTCACGGCGAAGGTAAGGCGGACGACGCCGAGCGGCTGGTCGCCGCCGTCCACGATCTCGATCTCGGTACCGGTCAATGTGCAGTCGCGCGCGTTGCCGGACAGTTGCGACCCGCCGATGGCCGTCTCGACCTCGGCGGCGATGTCATCGAGCGTCTCGTCCACATCGGCCGTGGCCCGCGCGAAGCCCTCGACCACGATCTCGCAGCGACGGATGAGCTT